GTGTATTAAGGAGCGGTTTACACTAGCGGGTAGTTATAACCGGGGTTCCGGTTTGGACGGAAAAAAGAATCGTTATAGTCTATTTGATTTGGACTTTCGGAGAGATGGTTGGGTTAGAGAGCGGAGGGAAAAAGTGTCTAATGTTCAAATTGATTTTGTTATTCCTGTGATTTGGAAAGTAGAATTAGATTTAATTGCTGGGGAATTATCCGTAAAAAATAAGAAAAAAATCACGTGTTTGCAGTTAGTAAAAAAGGCTTTGGAAGAGAGATTTAAGGGTGTCAAAAATTGAATTATAGGGTTCAAAAATTGAACTATTTTTATCTAAGTTCTTATTTATAGGGGGTTTATGTACGTTCAAAAATTGAACTTTGAATCAAGTACATTAGTACTTGTGAAAAAGTGTTATTTTTCGTCGTTATGAGCGTATGTTCATAACTAAATTTTGTAGCAAATCGTACTAATTCGTTACCTATTTTTTTACATACCATTCCCCCATTATGGGTATATGCTCATAACTACCCTTCATTTCTATTTTTCTCTAGAATTTTTGTAATTTCCTTGACGATCTTGTCTGTCATGGTGTCTATGCGCATTGCAAAAAGACTACATAGTTTTTGTTTTGTTTCTGTTTTTTGTGGGGGTAGTTTTATCAATCTTTTTGTTTTTAGGATGGAATCAAAAATGCGCTCTTTATACTTTTTCCAATATTCATTATTCTTATATACTTTTTGCATACGGTCAAACCAGTCAAGTGGGATCGATTTTTTTTCGTTTTCGATAAACCATAAGAAACCATGAGTTACGTTTAAATCCGCCGCCATTTCTTTCCCCCAAATATCAGCTTCCAGTCGAAATATTCGTATCATTCTTCCGTAGGGTGTTAGGGTTCTACGTTTTTGTTTCATGGTATTCCCCTTTACTGTTTTGTTCACCTTAAATTACAAAGTGGTTATATATAGTATACCTCTTTTTATTAAAAAGTAAACAGTTAGGTTAATAAGATAATTTGATTTTCCTATTTACTTTTTTGGCCTTCCCTATTATATATTGTAGGCAACGGGGACTAAAAATGAGAAAACGGAAATTTGGTAGACGTGAACAACGTTGGTATCTGACCGCGTTGAGGGAACTAGGCGGGCAATCGGTTAAGGCGGCGCAGGCTATTGGGTATCCTAAGTATACGATTAGTCGAGCAATGGAACTCGATCAGGTGTTTGCCTGTGAAGCGGAAGATATCATTACGGAAATTGGGGAAGACCTCCTGAAGGAAGGAATTCGTCGGGCGCGGGGCTTTAAGCAAGACATTTTCTATCACGGGGAGAAGGTTGGGGAGGACCTGATTTATAGTGATACATTATTGGTTCCACTATTAAAGGGGCTTTTGCCCGATCGATTTGTTGAGAAATCCGAGGTGAAGATTACGGGGACGATGTCGTTCGCGAAACGGTTAAAAGAATGTTTGAACGGGAACGGGAATGGCGAAAGAATCAGCGGACAAGAAACTGATTAGCGAATACCGGGCGGACTGGAATAAATTCGCACGGGACGTGTTACGTATTCGTTTTGATTCTGATCAACAGGCCATACTAAATTCTGTGCAGCGTAATCGGAAAACTACGGCTCGGAGCGGTCATGCAAAAGGAAAGGATTATGTTGCGGCGGGCGCTTCTCTTTGTTTTTTCTATCTACATTGTCCCTCTAAGGTAATTAACACTGCCCCTACACAACGGCAAGTAAACGATATTATGATGGCCGAAATTAAGACCATTCATAATAAGGCTAATGAATATCTAGGACGGGCGGGGATTTCCCTAGGGGGTGAGGTGTTGGCGACTAGGGTTCAATTTCCTGATGAGCCGGACTGGTTTTTGTTGGGATTTAAAGCCCAGGATAAGACGGTCGAAGCGTGGACGGGATTTCACAGCGAGAACATTCTAGTGTGTATTACAGAGGCGTCTGGTATTGAGGACGAGACATTTAATGCGGTAGAGGGCCTGTTAACGGGTAATTCAAGGCTTTTGATCGTAGGAAATCCTACCCGGACAAGCGGCCATTTTTATAACTCGTTTAAGAATGGACAATATAAAGGAAAGTTTATTTTATCATGTTTAGACGCAGTTAATGTAGTAAATCGAAAAATTATAATTCCCGGCCAGGTGGATTACGAATGGGTTGACGAGAAGGTTAAGGCCCCCGGATGGACGCAGGAAATCGATCGGGATTCATTCAACACGTTAAACCATGATTTTGTATGGAATGGAAAGTACTATCGTCCTGGGGATTTGTTTCGCGTAAAAGTTCTGGGTCAATTTCCAATGCAGTCCGAGGATTCTCTGATTCCCCTACATTGGATAGAGCAAGCTAATGAGCGATGGTTACAGCAATCAAAAAGGCACAAACCGGACGAGACCATACAGTATAGACTAGGAGTGGACGTAGCCGGTATGGGTAATGACGTAGAGGTGTTTTTTCCGAGGGTTGATAACTTTGTCTATCGGCCTCATGTATTTTATCAGCGACGCCACACGGAGACGGCGGGGGCCATCCGGCATATTTTAAGATCGAGTCCGGCTAAATACTATCGGGAGCCTACGGCGTATATTGACGCCATTGGAGAGGGCGCTGGGGTTTTTGATATACTAGATGAGCAGAATGTTCTTTGTGTTTCCGTTAAATTTTCTAGGGCGGCAAAAAGGCGACACAAAGATAAAACGGGGGAACGTCAATTTTTAAATATGAGGGCTTTTTGTCATTGGGCTTTGCGAGATGCGCTTGATCCTAATCTAGGTGGAACACTAGCGATTCCGCCTATTGATGAATTGACAAGCGATCTAACGGAGGTTCGTTTTGAGTATACATCAAATGGTAAAATAAAATTGGAACCCAAAGAAAATGTTAAAACACGATTAGGGCGTTCCCCGGACTATGGGGATGCGTTAGCGAATACGTTTTACCCGGATAGTGGTTTGGACGCGCAGAAAAAAACGGATGGTGATTTTTTACAGGAATTAGGGTATTTTTAAAATGGTAGCAAATATTAGTAATCAAAACAAAGCGGGATACTCGGAAGACGCGGGATTACCTGTTATTTCTATAGGGGAGTATTTACGATTAAATGATGATAAAGATGAATTCAGTCTCGAAAATAAAAATATTGAATATGTAGAAACAAAGGAAGCGCGTACAACATCGCGGGATTTATATGACGCGGGTTCGGCAGTAAAAAGTAAAAAGGAAAAATATCTATTTCGAACGCCTCTTGAAGAAAAAGAGAGATTAAAAAGGGAAGGAACATATCTGTTTCGATTAAAGCGGGCGACGGTTGATCCCTGGATTCGGAAAATTGTTACGGCGCGGAATTCATTAATTCATCATAAACCCCCAGTTCGTGAATTGGATGTAGGTCTTCAACCATTTGAAAATAATATAGATTCGTATGAGACTACTGCAAATACTTTTTTTGAATATGCCTGTCAACAGGCGCAGGCGGACGGTATTTCCTGGGTTCTGTGTGATATGTTGAAAGAGGAAAGTTTGGGAATTCAGGATGTAGAAAATGTAAGTGTAGAAAGTAATAATCAGGAAACTTTAAGACCATTTTTTCAGTGGATTTCTGGGGATCGGGTTTTGGATTGGGCAGTGGGGTTAGACGGTAGACTGGATTGGATTGTAATTCGAGAATGTGTAGATACTCGTTCAAATGTAGCCTGGAGTTTTGGATTTAAACAACAACTAAAGACTCAGTGGAAAATATGGACGCGGAATGAATGGATGTTGTATGAGTTAGAGGATGTAAAGGCAAAAGAAAAAAAATATATATTAGTGGATCAAGGCGAAAACCCTACGGGGTATGTTCCCATAGAACCTTTTTTAGGGATTAAAAAAACGAACTATTCCGGTTGGCCGGTATGTCGAAGTGTACTAGATCACGTTATCAAAATTTATAATAAGGATTCGGATTTAGATTTCTATGAGTTTTATGCGGCGCACCCTATTTTTTATGTTATAGGGCCTAAAAAGCCGGAAGTAATGGATGTAACTCAGGGACTTTGGTTGGGGACATCAGAGGATAGTGCAACGACTGCGCAGGTAGGTTTGCTGGAAACGAGCGGAAATGGATTTGACTCCATTCGAGAATCCATCAAAGACTTGATTTTCCGGACGGTATCGACAGTTTTAGCGCAAGCGAAACGGGATAGTGCACAGGTACAATCCGCCGAATCCCAACGGGAAGACCGGCGGGTATTTAATGCATCAATTCGAGCGGCTTCGACTGACTATCAACAAGCGGAAGAACGATGTTGGAGGCATTTTTGGCGGTGGTTGAATCAAGACCA